TGCCGTCTTCAAGCTGCGATACACTTTCGATGGTACCGGACTCGGAGAAGGAATAGTCGCTCTCCATGGCAGAGAGACGGTTGAAGATAAGTTCAAGGACAGTAATGGAATCGCGGACTTCAAGGCGTTCAAACTGCGCGCGGCCGTCAGGGAATATTCCGGCACCCTTGCCTGCGACCATAGAGTCGATAAACTCGCCGAACTTCAACAGAAAATTTGTGCCGTCAGCTCTATCTTTCCTCAGAAAAATCTTCTCCAATTCTTCAGGGGAGTATTTGGATAACAGATTCAAGATTCCGACCAGCGTGCGGCCTACCCGTTCTGCCGTATTTTCATTCTCTTGGGTAGCGTACCGTACCTGTAGTGCAAGTTCCTTGAGTATGTCAATCGTATCTGCCATATTATGAAACAAATGCCTTCCGGCAGTTCAAAGCTTTATAAGGTTCGGACAGACTAACAGCCGCAATCACGCCATAAAGCTGGTTATCATTGTTCACCACATAATCCGCTTCTACATCTTCCAAGGAAAAAGCGAGCCACAGCCTTTTCATCCTTTTGTCTTCCAAAATTTGGTTGAGAAACTCATCAAGAATGCGCTCGCACTTGTCAAGGGCAGCCTCTATCTGCTCATAGTCGGAGGTGTCGGACACATGTTCCACAATGAAGAGCAGGTAATCGCGGTCTTTTCGGTATGCACCCGGATTACCACCGTAACTGAATCCTGAGCCACGGTCCACAATCACTGCCGGATAGTGGAGTACGCTGTCCAGTGCTGTATGCTTCTCCCGTTCTGATGAGAGGAAGTGTACTTCATCATTCTCCTTGTGTCGTATATCGACATGCCTTTCAGCCAGCTTCTCTATGTATTCCGAAAAAGTCATTTCTTCTGTTTTTGAGCGTCACGGATTCTTTTATTCAATATACGGAATGCCGTTGCCACCGGCATCGCCTGGTATTTCTCCATCACCGCCACATCGTCACCGACAAAGGCATCGAAGATGTCGAGCCAGTTGACAGACGGTGCTGTTGGTTTTTTCCGCTTCTCCTCCGGTTCTGGTTCATCATCCAACGGAAAGAGGAAAGGAAAAGCCTTTGAAAGCCACCTCTTGACAAAAACGTAGTTCAGGAATATGGCATACTTGACGTGCCTGTCCATTTTTGCCACCTTCATTATCCGTTTTTGCAGTATCAGCGGTTTCTGCCTGCTAAATAAGCCGTTTTTCCCACCCGACGGTAGGACAATATATTCGTTGTCTTTCAAATAGAGCATTGATACGAAAGTGTCCAGTGAGGCATCCTTGCCGTCACGGACATATCGGTTGAAAGCCGTGTCCACGTGCATGAAGTGCTCGAAACACATCCCCTTCAAGCGTTCTCCCGGTGCTTTCAGTCCGGAGACGGCAAGAAGGATAAAGCGGTCCATCCGGACACGGCAGTCGCTGATGAACTCCACCAGTTCGCTCAGCTTATAACTGTAATAGGTGTCGGAACCGGCCTCGGACGGCAGGGAATAGAACTCCTTCAGGAAGGAGGGTTCGTCCATTTCCTGAAGATAAAGCCGCGAGACGAGCAGGAACTGTGCCGGTGTCAGTTCCTCCCATTTCTGGGGTACCCGGCGGATTATCTCATGGCGGATTCCGAACCTGCGGTATGTAATGCGAAGCTCCCTCATGTCCAGAATGTGCGTTTATGGTCATTGTCCCGGTCGTATATCTGCCTGGGATCACCCTCATAGAAATTCTCAAAACAACTCCGTACCGTACGCAGCAGAACGGTCATGTACATGTCCGCATCCGCTTTCAGATTCTGGATCTGTACGGCTATGCGTTCCGTATCGACGGGTCTCTTCTCCTCATTGCCCTTCTCGCCCGGCTGTACAGCGGTGAAGTACAGCCCCCGGTCCGTGACGCTACCCGTCTCCATTAGCAGCCGTCTGACCGCCATTGCCACAATGTAGCGGGAGCAGGCAAGGCGCAACCGCTCCACGCTCTTCCGGGCTTCTTCGTCTTCAGGGGGATTTACCAGCCCGTCAATCAGATGCTCATACAGTCTGTCACCGATGGCCGGCTGAAGGAGCATCTCCTCGGCAAACTTCAGGTGCGGCTGCAGACGGAGGAAAACAATCCGGCTGCCATTGATAAAACAGACGTCATTGACATCTGTGGTACTGCGGACAATGGCCGATTTACGGTCTTGATAGGCCTGGGAGGATGCGAACTCCGGATATTCGGCTATATGGGCATACAGAAATTCAAGCAGCTCGTCGAGCGCATTGAACCCCTTGTTGCGTAACGATGCCCGCAGGTTATCTTCCTGGTACTTGTACACCTGCTGGAATGATTCGCCGTTGTCGGATTTCTGACGTTGGAAGCCCGCATCGGTGATACGCATGCTGATTTCATCGAAATCGTTCCAGAACGCCAGGTTCGCGTTCGCGCGTTTGCAGATCTCCAGCAGGCGGCTGTCCAGTTTCTCCCGTTCGGTTGCCCCTTCGGTATTCTGTTCCAATACATCCGGATTTGGACCGAATTCGTATATCTCGACTACTTCGCCTGCCATCGCATCGCCCAATAACGGTACGAGGTATTGTCGGAAAGCATTCCGAAGCGGTGCCTCCATCATGTCAAAGGAGATGGCGGTGTTCACCTTCATCACAGCTTTCAGCTCCTTGCCGTTGTTCCATTTTTTTGCACTGAATATCATTAGCTCAATGTTTTTTTGGTACCGCTGCCGGTATCGAGGGTTACTAATACGGTATTGCGGAAACGCAGCTCGCATTCCGGCATGCCGTTCATTTTGATATAGAGTTCTATAGGGTCCAGGATATTCTGCCGGTCAATCCACGCGTTGGCAATGTTCACAAGGAAAGCCTCACGGATATTGGAACCGCCCTGGTTGCCGGCATAGGTGCCACCGGGCATACCTGCACCGAGCACATTCGGATTCACCATCAATGCAAACAGAATTTCCGAGTTGGCGGCTGCCGACACCGGAAGATTGTCACTGCCCTGGTATTTGTTCTCCAGCGGCTTGATTTTCCACTCCTCCTCAATCCTGCCGTTCATCTCATTCACGGCATAATGCGAGAAGATGGGCTTCTCCGCATTGTCCGGTCCGCAAAGGTTCTGCTCCACAGAATCCATGTACTTCTGTATGGCCGCCTCACGTTCCTTGGCAGAATAGTCCTTGGACGGGTATTTCTTCTCCCAGTAGGAATACGGTATCTGTACATGCCACTTCCAGGTTATCTGGTTCTTGTAGGCTTTCTTGAGGAAATGGGGGATAAGATGGGCTATCTCCACCCATCCACAAACGTAGGCGGGCCACCAGATGGGCATGCCGTAAAGGTCGTCATTGCTCCAGCTGTCGCGTACCGGCATGATGAAACCATCCTTCACCTTTCCGGCAAACTTCAACACTTCAGCGTGCATCTGCGGGTCGTATTCGGAGAGCACATCCAGCCTGGTGTATTGTCCCTTGTCCGGACGTTGCGGCCAATATCCGGAAACGATGCACTTGCAGGCACCGTATTCGTCCACTTCGGAATAACGGCGGTAAAGCGCATTGACCGGATTGACCCCTGCAAAAGAATTGCCGGCAGCCGACGGCACAAACTGGACGGCACCGTTACCGAATTTCAAGTAATCCCGAAGCACCTTCTCCATGTAGCGCCTCACATTCCGGGAAGCAATAAAAGTCTGTACCCGGCTATCGGTAACGGGCTTCAGTATCTCGTTACCATCATTGTCGTAACCGTTCACCGTACAAGGATATATGCCTTGCCCAAGTGTCAGGTTACGAAGAAACTTCAGGCCCGTATTGAGTACGCTGGTGTTTCCTATCTCTTCAGCCGCCTTCTGGGGGAAATCATTCTCATCTCCCCATGGACGCACCTTCACTCCGTCGATGTCTATATAGGAAACATTCGACAAGTCATATGGCGCCAGGATTCGGGTACGCTCCTTCATTTCGTTTCGGGGTGTCCCCGTCGTTTCGCCGAATATGTACGTGGACTGCATCAGCAGGGGAATGCCGCTTGAATTAAACAATATGTTCATCAGAATATTATTTTCTTTTTGTTATACTCCAGTATCAGGTCAATATCCACAGGGTAGGGGTGTCCTTCCGGATTTCCCTTGCAGTCGCAGGGCTGCACACCCCGGAGCTGGTATTCCTTCATGTTCATGCGTCCTGCACCGCAGGCGTAGGCCTGGGGCATGAAATAGACCTTGCCTTCCTTACTGACGAACTTTATCGAAAAGATGCGCCGGCGTCCGCGTTCGTCCGTGCGGATGTCCATGTCGGCCAGAGCCAGGTTTCTGCGTATTGTCTCCATATCATTATATCATTCAAATGTTCTGTCAAATGTGTAGTCGAATATTCCTCCACCGAACGAGTACCGGTCAAACACCTGGTGCTTTCTGCTTGCCGGGCAGAAGGTGAGGTTCACGTTCACCCGCTGGTTTCCCATCTTGGTATGGGTGAAGTCGATGTCCGTGATGATGATCTCCATCGGAAGCGATGGCGTGTCATACCATCGCTGTACCGGAGAAGTCAGCATGTCCACCAATGCCTTGTATTTGTTTTCGTCCAGATAGCCGGTATTGACAGTGCGTAAATCGTTGAAGAAAGGGCTGAACCTCCGTTTCTGTTTCGTCAGGTCTGCAATATCCCCCTCCAGTTCCGGACTGTACTGTACCAGTCCGGAAAATGAAATCGATTCCGGGAGTCCGAACACGTTATAGTAGAGGAACTGGTGCATTTCCCGGTGGTTCTGCCGGTCAAGGACATACCTTACAAGGTCTGTCAATGTACCGTTGGTGATGCGTGCGTCATACGATATGATATTGTCGCATTGGACGCCTGAG